AAAATGATATATTTATGATTAATAATATATCTGGAGAAAAATTTAAAATTAATTTATCCAAGGTAAAAGGAGACTCATAATGGCACTATTTTCAGGCGGAACAGAAATGATCAATGCGGGATCACTTCTTGTAGGTGGTATCCCAACAGGAACAGTAGTTCCTTGGACAAAATCAAGTGTAGCAACAGGTTTTTTAGAATGTGACGGTTCAGCTGTTTCAAGATCAACTTACGCAGCTTTATTTGCAGTGATAGGAACAACTTATGGAGCAGGTAATGGATCATCTACTTTTAACGTACCAGATTTACAAGACGAAGTTGTTGTAGGTAAATCAGGAACTAAAGCTTTAGCATCCACTGGAGGAGCTAATACTGTATCTAACTCTGGTAACGTGTCTAGTAATACAAATACAAACATCAACGTTTCAGGTAACGTTGGAGGTTCAACAGGAAATGCTTCTTTATCTACTGGACAACTTGCTTCTCACAATCACAACTATAACCCTAGTCAAGCTGGTGGTACTTTTGACCCTGCAGCAATTATTGGAAATACTAGAGTAAGTAATAACTCAAACTCACAATTTACTATTGCAAACACTGGATCAGGTCAAGGTCACTCTCACAACATGAGTGCAACATTTAGTGGTAGTGGTAACGCTTCAAGCTCAACTTCAAGTAACTTTACTGGAGGATCAAACTCAGTATTACAACCTTACTTAACGTTAATTTATATTATAAAAACATAGGAGAAAGAAAATGGCAACAAATGCAAACTGGACAATAATATTCGAAGACAAAGCTATAATTAAAAATTTTGCAGAGGGAGCTGCTCCTAATGAAGGTGTAGGTTATAGAATCGGAGATGATTCTTTTTGGAACCAAGAAAAATTTTCAAACATTTGGGCTATTCAACATGGCACATCAGTAACTACTGACGAAGTAGAATACAGAGATGAAACTCCACACACAAGTTATGCAGATGCAAATTTAGGAGACATAAGTCAATTTTCTAGTAAATGGGATGCAGCTCATTTAGAAAAACTGCAAGGCGATTGGGATGCTGATCCAAGAGATGAATCTGAAAAAGGTCCAAGGCCTACTTCTTACACTTCATAGTATTAAAAGATATTATTAATCTTTGTTCATCAATTTCTAAAGGTTTTACTTCATGAGGAATCCACGAAGGAAATAAAAGTAATTCATTTTTTATAAATTTTTTAACGTAGCTTTCATAATCTCTATCATAAAATATAGTAGGACTTGATCCTTGTATATAAAATATCCCTGAATAAACGGACCCTCCGTGAGTGTGAACACCGTGACTATTTTTTTTATTATATAATTGAGCCCAATTATCAGTTAATAATAAGCTATGTTTATCTAATATATCTGTAATTTGTTTTTTTAATTTTTTTAAAAGAGGGAAGTTTAAAACATTTAAATAGTTGTAAGTAGTTTTTTGATTACCAGTATTTAAATTTTTAACTAAAATTAAAACTTGATTAATTTCCTCTGCTTTAATTTTTAATTTATATGTATGAAAACAATTTTGATATTTAAAAGGATCAAAACTATTCATTTATTTTAACATCATCCAAGAAGTTAAAATGTATTTTTCACCTGATAATGGTGGATTACCTCTGTGTACATAAGGAAAAGCTGCAGGCCATATAACTATTCTACCTTTTTTAGGTTTTACTCTTTTAGAGAAATGTAAAAATTCTGTTTCACCACCTTCTTCTACATCATTTAAATATATAGAAAAAACAAAAGCACGAGCTTCATTATCATGTCCTCTGTTATGTTCTATATGCCAAACGTGATATCCTTCTGTAAGTAATGTTTTTTGTATTTTTAAATTAGTGTAATAAAATTTATCTACACTATAAGCTTCTAAGGCTCCTGTTTTCTTTTGATAGTCTGTAAAAGCCATATCATAATTAATTATCATGCTTTTTAATTGTTCCCACCAAATATCTATATTACTAGACTCTGCAAAAAATTGATTATCTTTTTTATCAAGTGTAGAAGCATTTTCAAAAACCTGCCTGTTCATGGTTTTATTAAACTTATCTTGATCCTCAAATAACTTTATAGCTTTGTCACATTCTGCAGGTAAAATATAATTATCGTATACGCCTATAAAGTTTTCTACTTTACCTTCTCTTTTTATTTCTGGTTTTTCTTTCATTAATTTATCCTCCTTTTGATTTATTGAAGCCATGCAACTATACTATACCTCGTTCCTTTCGTTATAGGTTCTATACCATGAGGGTACATAAAATTACTTGGAAAAAATACAATTGAACCTTTAGTTAATTTTAATCTTTTAATTTCTTTTTCTTTTTGATCTGCAAATATTAAATCTCCACCTTCATAATTATCATTTAAATTCATAATAACACTTAAATGTCTAGCAGTAGTGCTAAAATGATCTGTGTGAAAATTATACTTACCTCCAATTTCATATTTTAAAAGATCTATTTGATTAATTATATTGCTTTTCATTATAGGAAATTTTGCTTTGTAGTAAATATATAATCTTTCTATTTCTGTTTTTATAAAATTCCAATAAAATTTATTCGTAGTAGTGTGATCATTTAAAGAATAGCCTTTTACATTTCTGATATTTTTATCCACTCCTTTATTAATTCCTAAATGAGTTTTACTTTTTTTATTTATGAAAGGTATTGTTTTATCTATAAAAGCAGGGTCTATTATATTTTTTATCTCAACAATTGCTTCTAAATGATCCATTATTATGCTACTTTCTTTATCTATAAAACTACTATATAACGCACTATATGCTACAAAAATTAAATTTCAAGCCTGGTTTCGACAAACAAATCACTGAGTCTGGTGCAGAATCGCAGTGGGTTGATGGAGACTTTGTTAGATTTAGATATGGACTACCTGAAAAGATAGGTGGTTGGTCACAGTTAACTACAAATAATAATACATTACCTGGAGCAGCAAGAGCACAACATGATTTTACTTCTATAACAGGTGAACAATATGCCGCTATAGGAACTTCTCAAGGTTTGTTTTTATTTAATGACAACCGGTTTTATGATATTACTCCATTAGATACAGCGATTACTGGCGCTACATTTACATCAGTATCTGGTTCTACAACAGTTACAGTTAATAAAACAGCTCATGGATTAGCAAATGGGAGATATGTAAAATTTTCTTCTGTTACTGTTCCTACAGGTTCTGGTTACACAACAACTGTTTTTGAAGATAATACTTTTGAAATAAGAAATGTGACTTCAAACACATTTGAAATTATTATGCCTACTACCTCAGCAGGTAGTTCTTCAGGTACAGGATCTGCACAAATTGATCCGTATGTATTCGTAGGTACAACTTTCCAAACTGCAGGTCTTGGTTGGGGTACAGCTGCATGGGCTGGATCTTCTGGATTTACAAATACTTTAAATGGTGCTTTGAATGATGACACTGCTGGTACAGGAGGATCAGGTACAAGTATTACATTAACATCAACAACTGGTTTTCCGTTAACAGGAGTTATAAAAGTAGGAGCAGAATTTATTTCTTATACGGGAGTAACTGGTAATGATTTAACAGGTATAACAAGAGCTGTAGCAGGAACTAGGTCAGCGCACAGTAGTGGTGCTACGGTTGAATATTATATTGGATGGGGATCAGCTTCTTTATCTTCTAACGTGGTTTTTGATGCAGGCCTCTGGAGCCTCGATAACTTTGGTCAAATATTAATTGCAACAATTCATGGTGGTAAAACATTTACTTGGAATGCAGGTGCAAACAATCCAAAAAATAATAGAGCAACTGTAATGGCTAACGCACCAACTGCTAGTAGATTAACACAAGTTTCTGATAGAGATAGACACGTGTTTCATTTTGGAACTGAAACAACTATTGGAGATGTAACAACTTTAGATCCTATGTTTATTAGATTTAGTGATCAAGAAAACTTTAATGAATATCAACCAACTGCTACTAACACGGCAGGTAGTTTTAGATTAGATAAAGGTAATAGAATTATTGCTGCTGTTTCAGGTAAAGACTATACATTAGTATTAACTGATCTTGCAGCTTATGTTATTCAATATGTAGGACCTCCTTTTACTTTCTCTTTAAAACAAGTTGGTACTAACTGTGGATGCATTGGACAGAACGCTTTAACTTATTCTAATGGTGAAGTATACTGGATGTCTAGTGAAGGTGGCTTCTTTAAGTTTGATGGTACAGTTAAATACATACCTTGTTTAGTAGAAGACTTTGTGTTTACTACAAACGGTGATCACCTTGGACTTAATTATACTTCAGGCCCTCTTGTTTATTCTGAACACAATAATTTATATAATGAAATTAATTGGTTCTATCCTAAAAATGGTTCTTCACAAATAGATAGATGCGTAACATATAATTATGCAGAGAATTTATTTACTACAAGTTCTTTAGCTAGAACTAGCTATTTAGATCAAGGTGTATTTGAACTTCCTTATGCAACTGAGTACGATAAGACAGCTACACCTAATTTTGATATACAAGGAATTACAAATACTTTTGGTGCATCTACATATTATGAACATGAAAAAGGAACTGATCAAGTAAACAGTTCTGGTACTACTTCTATTGATGCTTTTATTCAATCAGGGGATTATGATATTACTAGCTCTTCTAGCTTCTCATCTTCAGGTGTTGCTAATTTTAGCGGAGATGGTGAGTTTATAATGTCTGTAAAAAGATTTATACCAGACTTTCAAGTGTTAACTGGTAACTCTAAAATTACTTTGCTATTAAACAATTATCCAACAGGCACAGCTGCAAGCTCACCACTTGGACCCTTTACAATAAGCTCATCTACTGATAAAGTAGACACTCGTGCAAGAGCAAGATTAGTAGCACTTAAAATAGAATGTGATGCTGTGGGTGAAACATGGCGTTACGGTACACTAAGACTTGACGCAAAACCAGATGGAAGAAGATAATGGCTATAAATTTTAATAGAGATAATACAGGTATTTTTAGTGTAAACGATGCTTTTGATAATAGTAATGATCAAATAGCATTTCTTGGATTTGGAAAAAGTGATGAAGAAAAAGCGTTAGAAAAAATACAAGAATTAAGAGAACAACAAAATAAAATAACCGGAGGCATGCAAGGGGATGTCTTAGAAGAATTAAAAGAAATAAACCCATCAAAATATAATCAAATTCAAGAATTAGAAAAAGAAATAGAAAACTTACAACAACAATTTCCTGAAGATACAACTATTCAAGAAGCCTCTTTAACTAACGAATTTGGTTTTCCTTTAACAGCACAACGTTCAGCAGGGTCATATGGATACCCTACCACTACTATGAGTGACGTACAGATGTTGCAAAATACTTTTGCACCTTCAGCATCTCAAGTTGGTAGAAGTAATATAGATATAGCAGCACCAATGAGTTTAAGAAATTTTGCACCTTTTCCAGGTTTACAAAGCACAGGTGTAGCACCTTTTCCAGGTTTACAAAGAACAGGTATCATACAACAGGCACCAAGTAATTTTACTGGCGCACCTTTTACAGATGATGCTGGTATTACTATTGATGCTTATGATGAGTTTCCTCAACAAGAAAAAAAATCTAAAGGTATAGGTAGTTTATTTGAATTTTTATCTAGGTTTAGCCCTGTACGTGGCATAGCAAAATTATTAGAACCACTTAATGCAAGAATACAATCAACAGATTTTGCAAAATCTTCTAACTTTGCAGAGTACCTTCAAAGAAGAAGAGATAGAAAAGCTAGAGAACAGGCTGCAATAAGAGGAGCAGAAAAACAAAAGATGAAAGATAGAAGAGAGTTTGATCAAAACTTTAAAGGTCTTTTTTCTGGTCAAGGTCAAGGAGATGGACCACGAGGAGATGCATTTGGTGGAGACAGAGGAGTTGGACAAGACGCAGGTACTTCTGGAGGAACTGGAGGAAGAAGGGGTGGCGCAGGAAAATTTAGATAATGGCTAAAGTAACCGCATATATACCAGAACCTAAACAAGAATATGATGTAGAAAATCAAAGACAAATTCTACAATCAATTGAAACTATTAAAATGGAATTAAATTTTGCTTTTCAAAATGACTTGAAAGAAGAGCAAGATGCATATAATTACTTTTTATCCTAATGACTATACAATATAAAAATCAAGGTTTTAAACAAGCTGACACAGCTAAAGCAA